AACTTCGAAGTTCAAATACGCAGAAATTATGGCGTTGAACGAATGATTGTTGAGTGCCAAAAGTTAATTGACACGCCTACGCCTGAAGCGGCTGCAGGTTAATAGGTTATGGGAACCACGCTTGCCAGCGTCATTATTCTAAAAGCCCAAGAGCTTGCACAGGACGATGATGAAGATGATTCAAATCGAACGTGGAAGGATGCTCAGGCTTTGGAATGGCTCAATGATGCGCAGCTTGCAGTGTGCGGTTTAAAGCCGGATGCAAAAACAATTAACCGTGCGATTTTATTGGCCAAGGGCACAACCCGACAAACGATTGCTGGGCGTCAATTATTATCTGTGATTCGCAATATGGGGGCGAACAGTACAACACCCGGTCGCGCTATTCGATTGGTTGATCGAGGCGCTAAAGATGAGTCTGATCCAGACTGGCACGTTGAAGCACCGGCAACTGCGATAAAGGAATTTGTTGTCGATGATCGTGATGATAGTGTTTTTTACGTTAGTCCTCCACCGCATGCAACAACTGATGTTTATGTTGAGGTGCTTGAGGCGATTAATCCAACAAAATTAACCGATGTTTCTGATCCGATTGATATTGATGATGTGTACGAACCGGCTTTAATTGAATGGATTATGTATCGGTTCTTTGGTCGTGATTCAGAAGAGACGCCAAACTATATTCGAGCAAATGGCTACAAGGCAAACTTCTACAGTTTACTGGGATACAAAGCCAAGATTGAACTGGGTTACTCTCCAAAAAAACGTGAGCAAAATAATTAAATGGCCATTTTATTTGAAGATTATTTAACTGAAGTTCGTCAAGACGTGCCAGGTTGCCCTGAAAATACCATGATTCAAGCGGTGCGTAATGCATGCATTGAGTTGTGTGAAAAAAGTTTAATCTGGCGTGAAAATTTAGCCGTAACTGATGTTGTTCAAGGCACTGATAAATATCAGTTGGTATCAGCTGATACTGAAGCGGCGATTCATTATCCTATTCATGTCGCTTATAACGAAACGGCTTTATCGCCAAAAACAGAAGAAGAATTAGATATTCTTGATTATGCCTGGCGAACAGCAGATGAGAATGTGCCTACATTTTACTTAATGGAAGCGGCGGGTTTGCTTTGGCTTAATCGAAAGCCCAATGCCTCAATTTTAGGCGGCTTGGTTGTGCGTGTCTCTATAAAGCCCGCAGCAGATTCAACGGGGGCAGAAGATTTTATCTATAACGATTGGCATGAGGCCATTGCGCACGGTGCAAAGCGACGACTGATGGAGGTTGCGGGTAAAAAGTGGAGCAACCAAAAGCAGTCTTTGTACCATGGTGCAAAATTTAATTTTTATATAAATCAAGCCCTGGCAAAAGCCACTAAGGGCAATGTTAAAACTTCAACAACTGTGCAGATTCCTGCGTGGTAAGGGTGTGAATTATGGCTGGTGTTAATAATGGAAAGGTTCTCTTTAAAGGCTATGATGCTAATGATGAGCCTCGTGAAGTATGGGTAGATGTTGTTGATGGGGCGTTGAGCTCAGCTGATCCCAATGAAAATAAGCCTTTGGATTCTGAATCCAGAATAGCCTACATGAACAATACCGCCGCTGGCTTTTTTGCGGTAATAGGCGCAGCACAACCAACGCTGTCCGATGGTTCAGCATTTATAAAGTACGAGAACTTCACAAATTCGCCTAAAATGATTTCGGCTTTGTCCACGCTTTTTGCAAATGCCGATGGCACAAATGAGCATACAATTCTTGGCTGGGCATGTGTAATTAACGCCGCATCAGATGCAGCGGCGGCAACCACCTTAAATGCGGCACTATCTTCGCCTAATGTTGCAAGATACAGAGACAATGCTGGAACTGGTGCGCCTATACAAAGCAACGTCGACGCATCTGGCCTGTTTATTGTTCCGGCTAGGACATCTGAATTGTTTAGATATCGGCAAGATGCAGTTATTTCAACAATACATGTTGCCCCGGTGTCAGTAAGCGCTACGCCTATTAATAATAACTTTATTTGCCAGTTCACGGTTTCGCCATAATGTTAGCGGTAAAAAAATCACTTCCAAAAATAACCAGCCCTTATGTTTGGCTTGAGCTAAATGAGGCTGGTGGCTTAACGCTAACAGACAAAGGCACAGGTGCACTATTTACTGTAGTAGATGGCAGCGGCACAGCATGGAGTGCAAATGCCGGTTACTTTAAAGGCTCTAACGCCTCAGCGAATTATTTATGGACAGACAATGCGCAAGTGCAAAGCATTTTTGATGTTTTTAACAACGCGCAAAACGGTGTTGGCGGGCAAGTTTTGTTTATTTCAATGAAGCTTATAACCACCACGTTAAGCGGCACATTGTTAACATTCGGCTCAACCAACGGCGCAAGCAACGGATATCAAATACTTCATGCCGGCGGAAACATTTCAATGTTTATTACCAACGGTTCCGGAGTTAGGAAATTAATCAACACCTCAGCAATGCCCACATCTGGCGAGCATCATTTAGCGTTGATGCTTGATTTTAAAAATGGCGAGTATCGAGCGTGGATAGATGGAAGCCTTTCTTTTGCTCCTGCAGCAGACAGAGCAAACGTACTTGCAGAGGCAGACAATTTAGAGCCAGCAGATGGCACAGTGGGCATAACTATTATGTCTCGTAACACGGCAACAACAGGTGGGTCACGCACGCCATCAAGTTCTTACGATGGCGCAATTAAACAATTTTTTGCGGCTAATTTATCAAATGTAGAAAACCCGTGGCGCTGTGCAGATTTAATTGTTAAAGATTTAAACAGCGTTAATAAATTTCCTGCATCGTTGGAGAATTGGTAATGCCTCAAATTACATTAGCAACTGTTTTAGGTTATAGGGGCGAGAATGTTTTTAAAGTGCTCGCTGTTTCTTTAACTGGAAATGACATAACCGTAAACGGCGTTACTAAAAAACCCGAAATAATCAATAACGATTTTGCTCTGCGCGGCGTTGCCGGTTATTCAGCAAGCTTTGAGCTGCCCATAGGTAAAGCGGCATCCAGTTACAGCGCAAGGCAGCAAGGCGGTGGTCTAGTAAATGCAAAAATTCCGCCGTTTTTATCCCCTGGTGAAAACGGAATTGTGATTTCAGCTAATTGCGATGATGCTACATCGTTTAACTCTTATTCAAGCGCATATTCTTACGCCAGACATTTAGTAGATAAAGGGGAAAACGTAGTTGGTTTTTTAAATACAGATGATCCACTTTATGCGGATAGAAATGTGGCTAATGATTCTGGTTTTACTGGGCTTGTTGCAAGCGGTGTACCTCAAGTCACGCTAAGAGCCTTTGATTATTCCATGATGTATCTGGCACAATTAGGACTGCTAGGAAATCCAACAAATCAAACTACCAGGTCAGGGCATGACCCTGATAGACAATGGGGATATCAAAACCTACCTAATTACTTTGAAAAAGGAGATCATGTGGTTGGTGATAACTCGGGCTATTCGACCAATGCTAAATTGTCAGGTCAGTGGGCTCCAGCAATTACTGTTTGGGATAAAATGCATGGCTCCATCCAGCCCCCACGTTTAAGCGGTGAGAAAGATGTAACCAACCACACCTTTGCCTCTCACTGGTCTGTGCCCTTTGGTGACATAAAAATACAGTGCATGGATAGAGTCACCATGGGTGAAGGTGGTAATGCTGGTGGCACCGTGGCATACGGCAATGCCCAAATTGACGAAATTTTAGCAGACTTTGATGCAGGCAATGATTGGTTTGTTTTGCATGTTAACCCGCACACTATTCGTTTTTTAGATGCAAATAATAACCAGTTAACTAGTGGTGCAAACGAGCCTTTATTCAATGATAGAGCTGTAGAGTATGCAAGGCTTGTAACAGCGGGCACAGGTATGCAGCAACGTGCAGCAACCAGCGGCAAAAAGTTTTTGTTTAACACGCCGGATCACCACAACGCGCAAGTCCTAAAACATGAAAACACTTCCGGCTTTATAAACGAATCATTTATATCAATCACAAACGGCACCGGCTTTGGTGGCCAAAACCACACGGTAGGCGCAACGCTAGTTACTGGCTTAGTTTACGACGGCACAACGGGCGAATACCTTACGCAAGATTACAGCGGCGCAACTCGCATAAGCACTTTCACACAAATAAACATCATTGGTAACGAGCCGGTTAAACGCTTACAAGCTAAGTTAATTCGATCAGATCACAAGGTGCTTTGGTCTGGTGAATGGCGTGAAGGACAGGCAGGTAATCTGCCGTCATCAATTAGCTGCAAAAAAATCTTACTAACAGGATAAAATATGATTCACTTAAAAGCAGGAAAACACTTTATAAACGACATTGACGATGCTTATATTCGAGGCGAAGGCAGTTCAGTAACCACGTTATTTACGAATGGCATTAGACTTGATGATAGCAAGCGCCTAATGGATATTAGCGGCGTGAAGATAATCAATTCAAATGAAGAGGGAACGGGCGTTGGCTTGTACTCAGATGCACGTGATAAAGCCTTGCTGAATGACGTTCAAATTTGCGGCTTTCAAACACAGATGCACATTGACCACACGGGCGTAGGCACCGGTAGAAATGACCAAAAGAATCACTGGTTCCACTCATATAATGACTTGTATCTTTATGAGAGCAAGCGAGGCATCGAGTTCACTAATAACGTTGATACCAATGCGCTTAAGCTCACTTTCTCTGGCGACAAAGAGCCACTTAAAGGTAGTAAGCCATTTAACATATTTAATACGATAAGCATTAATAAGGGTTACGCGAAGTCAAAGCACCCCGTGTTAATTGATGGCGCAACGGCTGTCGTTCTTCGCGATTTTTATATGGAGAACAACTTAGAGAATGTTTGTTTAAGAATAACCCCAAAAACCTCTGGGGTTGAGTTGTACGGTTGCTACCCAGAAAACAAAAACAGGCAACCGTTAGTTCAAATTGACAATCCTAAATTTTCGCGTCTTATGATGTACGGCAACGGCACATCGGGCATTGGTCATGATGGTAGAATAGTGCGCGGAGATGGTACGGTAATACGACACGAAGACAGTGATTATAAGTATTTACGGGTTCACACTGAGCGATATAATTTTTAAACAAAAATAGATAGAAAACATGTAAATATAAAACAATTTTTTCTTAAAAAAGTTATTAAAAGGCGGGGAAATGGCAGAGCTTTTTACGAATAATGCATTTAGTGTTTTGGCTGCAAGCGTAGCTGCAAGTGACACTTCAATAGCGATTCAAGCAACTGATGGCGCAAAGTTTCCAAATCCAAGTGCACCTGATTTTTTTAGATTTGTATTATATAAAAAATCAACCGGTGAGTGGGAAATATGTATATGCACCTCAAGAAGCGGCGATACTTTAGCAACAGTTTTACGAGCGCAAGAGGGAACAGCGGCAATTTCTCTTAACGCAAACGATGTTATTGAGTTGCGCCCAACAGCCGCATTTTTTTCAAGCCTTAATGTTACTTCTGTAAATATCCAAGAAAATGCATTTAGCTCAAGCGTAGAATCAGGCGTTGCAGACGCTTATGTAATAACGCCTAGTCCCGCCATTTCTGCTTATGGTTTTGGGCAGGAATTTTGGTTTATTCCAACAAATGATAATACGGGTGGCAGTTGCACGCTAAGTGTTAATGGTATTTCGTCGCCGCAGAATATAAAGTTGATAAATGGCACGGATCCATATCAGGGTGCATTAACAGCTGGCCGTTTAGCTCATGTTTACCATGACGGAACTGACTTTGTTTTGTTAGATGATAATAGAGGGGCCGCAACTGCAGCTGAGATTGATTATAACGCAGGGTTAACGCCAGGAATAGCACAGGCAAATAAATCCATGGTGCTGAGTTCTGATGGGAATATTGATTATGGAAAAAGCATTACAATTGCAGGTGCCGATGTAAGCTCTGTAGAACTAACAGGACTTGTTTTTCCCCCGGATAAGGATGTTGAGCTTGATTTTAGCGTACAGTCAAGTTCAATCACAGACGGCGCAGTACTTGTTTTAGCTATTAATGGCAGAGCTCCTGTGAGCGGTTTTTATGTTGCAAACAGGTATACCAATAATGGTGTTTCGGGAAGTCTATTAGGAACTCCCAGTTTAGTTGATGCTTGGAGTAAGAACGATAGAATTGTTGGTAAAGTAAGATTGTATCCTAACTCTGTTTTAGGAGAAATACATTATACGTTTGTGTCTCACAAAATAAATTCTGGGGCTGTTATTAATGAGTTTTCTGGTGGAGGGTATTATAATGAAAATGCAGTAATAACGTCACTTGGTATAGCATCAACAATTGGCTCTAATGGCTTTGCAGCTGGCTCACGAATTACGGCTAAGATGAATTAGCTATGTCATTAATACGTGTAAATAGCTTTATGGGGATTGCCCCAAGATATGCTAAAAGAAAGTTGGGGGACTTTAATGCGCAGGTTGCCAGAAATGTTGATTTATGGAGCCGTGAATTGCGCTCAATCCTCAGTGGCTTTATTGTCGATAGTCCTAGCAAGCAAGGTGATGTGCTATCTATTTTTCCGCTGGGTGGAAAATGGTTGCACTGGAACGAAGATGTTGATGTTGCGCAATCGCCATTAAATGTAGATGATGAAGGTCGAATATATTACACAGGTGAATATAATCCTAAGTCAACGAATAGCGAATTAGCTTCAACCGGTTCGGGATCAGATTATCCATTAACATCTTACAGGTTGGGTTTACCACCTGCCGAGGTGTCACCAACTATTGGAATTACTGGTGGGTCATCGGGTGTAGCGGAAACTCGTTCATATACTTATACCTATGTTACTGAGTGGGGTGAAGAAGGTCCACCGGTTGAGCCTACAGAATATATTGCTGCAAATAATGATGCGGCTAGTTGGGATATTTCAGGCATTGATACAGCTCCTTTGAATACCGGAAGCATTAGTGTGATTACTGTATCTGGCACAAAATCAACTTTCACTACGACAGCAAATCATTTTCTTATAACTGGCGATTATATTGATCTAACTGCAATTACTGGGTCAGGCAATATACCAGTTGCATTTAACGATGTTGGTCCACTACAAATAACGCGCATTAATTCAACTCGTTTTTCTATTGAATTAGCGCCAAGCGGTACTTATACAAGCGGCGGAACATGGACGCGCGAATCGCAAATTAATACAGCAAACATGACAAAGCGAATTTATCGCACCTCATTAGGTGTTTTTAAATTTGTGGCTGAAATTGATGTTGCTGTTACCACTTATACCGATACAACTATTGAAGCGAACTTGGGTGAAGAATTGCCTGGAACGGATGATTTAGCGTGGACAAGCCCGAATGGTGATCTGAAAGGCATTACCGTTATGGCAGGTGGTATTACAGTTGGTTTTTATAAAAATGTGCTTTCCTTTTCGCCTTCATATGTACCTCATGCCTACCCTAAAGCTTATGAGTTAACGCTTGACTACACTATTGTCGCGATTGAAGCAATTGGCAATACGTTGGTGGTTGGCACTAGAGGTAAGCCGTATGTGGTAACAGGGATTGATCCTGCTGGAATGACTGAAACCCGACTGGATCTATCCCAATCGTGCATTAGCAAGCGCAGCATGGTGAGCGTTTTAAATGGCGCAATGTACGCATCACCAGACGGCCTTGTTTATGTGCCAACAGCGGGTGCTGCGGAAATTATTACACGAAGATGGCTGAAAGAGTCTGATTGGCGCATGTTTAATCCAGCTAGCCTTAATTCATGTGTTTATGACGATCGTTATTATGGGTTTTATAGTGGTGCCGGCGTCAATGAGAATGAGTCAGCAACATTGGTTTTCGATCCGTCAGAGCCAGAAAGTACATTCACTGAGTTGAGTTATACGTCTACAGCCTGTTATTCAGATTTAACTAGCGATTTTCTTTATTATTTTGATGAATCTCTGCGCAGTATTCATCAGTTTGGATACGGCGGAAACTATGAGGCTTTTCAGTGGAAATCAAAGATGTTTACTACTCCGGGGCGTGTTTGCTACAAAGCCGGATTAGTGCGCTTTACTGCAAAAGGTGAGCTTCTCGAATCTGATGTTCAAGCCGCTATTCAGGCGGCTGTTGCCGCGGTTGATGCTGGTAAGTCAAACGGAACCATATTTGATAGCGGTAGTTTTGGCGGATGTGTTCCGGGTAAATATACGGTTTGTGGTGGTCCCTATATTTCTGCTACAAGTAAAATAAACTCGTCAATTTCAGCAGTATTTCGTTTGTATGCAGGTGAGGTTTTAAAGTTTGAAAAAACACTCACTGATTCAAAGCCTTTTCGTATTCCAGGTGGGTATCGTTCTGATACTTGGGAAATTGAATTAAGTGGTAACGGGGTAGATATTCATGAAGCATTTATTGCAGAAACTATGAGCGAGTTAGCCAGAGCATGATCGCAAATACACTACAGATTGGCAACGTGCCTTTTACAATCACGGATCCAACACACAAGCGTTATTTACTGGCTTTAAAAGATAATATTGAAACAGCTGGCGGCAGTAAGGGCGTGAAATCTAAGAACCCAACAGTTCAAGACATGATTGATGCGGGTGTGCCTAACGCGGATAAAATAAAGTGAAAAATTTTTTAATTTTAGGGTTGCCGAGAAGCCGAACCGCATGGTTGGCAAATTTTCTAACATATAAAAATAGTTTTTGTTATCACGACTTGCTTGCTTATTGTAAAGATGAGCAGGAATTAAAAAATAAAATGAATCTGTTTGGTTATGATTTTATCGGTACGGCTGATACAGCGGGTTTTTTATTACCCAAGCATGATTTATTTAAACATGCACCAAAAGTGATTATTCATCGGGATTCTGATGATGTGATTAAGTCTCTTGAGAATTTTTTAAATGCAAGTGTTTCAAAAAAATGGATTCGGTATATTGATGAGCAGCTAAATAAAGTTAAAGGGTTGCACGTCAATTATTCAGAGATTAATAATAATTTAGAAAAGATATGGCACCATTGTTTGAATGTGCCGTACAACCATGAAAGAGCAAAGCTTTTGAGTAATTTTAATGTGGTTATTAATGATGTTGAGCTGCAGGGTGCAGGTGCTGAATTTACAGTTGAGTTAATGGGGAAATATGATGGCTGAAAATTTCCAAAAATTAAATTTGTTGTTTGATACAAATCAATTAATTTCAGAGCTGAATGAAAACAGCTCTCTTTTTAATGAGTTAAATTTTAGAAAAGAGGCGCCCGGAAGCCCGCATAAAGAAATGGATGATATTTGGGTTCGTTACAACGATATTGAGCCATACAAGGAAAAAGGCAGTCTTGATGGGTTCAATGATGAGCATGACTCGGTTTGGTATCCAAGTGAAAAACAGCTCCCTTCGGTTAAGCCCATTGTTTTTAAATTAATGTCGGATGTTCAGGGTGAGCGTTTAGGTGGGATTCTTATAACAAAATTACCACCTGGTGGGAAAATAGATAAGCACACTGATGCTGGTTGGCACGCTGGGTATTATGAAAAGTTTTATGTGGCTATTCAGAATAATTCTGGGGCAAAGTTTTGCTTTGATGAGGGTTGCATGGAGCCTGAAAACGGTGAAGTTTTTTGGTTTAAAAATTCTGTTAATCACTGGGTTGTTAACGGCTCAAATGAGGATCGTATTGCGATGATCGTTTGTATTAAACCCAATATTGTAAGAGGGGTGTAGCTATGCCTTGGGCAGCAGCAGCAGTAGTTGGCGCAGCAGTGATTTCATCTGAGAGTGCAAAGGATGAGGGCAAGAAAAATCGTCGAGCGGGTGAACGTGCGCAAGATTCAGCCGACCAAATTGCGAATCGAGAACTGGAATTAGCAGAAGAGCAATGGGCATCGTATGAGCGCAATATACTGCCGTTAGAGATTGAGGCGCAAAGCCTTGGCGTTGATGCTCAAGAGCTGGCTCAAAGAAGAGGTGAAGCTGACTTTAAGGTTTATAATAATTATTACCGCCCTTTACAGGTAAGTTATGCGAAAGATGCACAGGAAGGGATTGAAGATCAATCTGAAAGGGTAGCTCGTGATGCTGCGGATACGGTTGACCAGCAGTATAATCGTGATCGTGACGTAACTCGACGTTCATTGGAAAGAAAAGGGGTTAGGCCCGACTCTGGAAATTATAAAGGCACCGAGCAGCAAATGAGTTTTTCTCAAGCCGCAAGCCGTTCTAATTCAATGAATATTGCGCGTGAAAATGAGTTTGATCGAGTTGAGAACACGAATTTTAATCGTAAATCGGTTGCGTTGGGTAGAACCCCGCTTGGCTCTGCTGCAACACAATCACCCGGGAGGGCTCAAGTTGGCCCCGCATCTGCAAACGCCTTGTTTAATGGTGCAGCAAATGGATTTGGGCAATCGGCTAACCGTTATAATAATTTAGCGAATCAAAACAATGCTAACTCAAGAGCTGCGTTAGCTGGTGGTATCACTGCCGGTGCAAATGTTTATTCACAGTTTAGAAATAATAATGCGTCTGCTTATAGCGGTTCTGGCTGGACAACTCAAGGTCAAGATTTCAGTGGAGGCGGCGCTGGCTTTGGTGGATATTCCGCGGGATCTAATGCCGAGTTTGCTAATTTTGCCGATGGTGGCCCTGTTTTGAAGCGAGACAACCCAGGCGGGGAAGTGAGCGGGCCTGCCGGATACGATAAAGTGCCGGCAAAAATTGATTCTCCTGATGGTAATACTTATGACGCACGATTAACCGATGGTGAATATGTGATTCCGGTTGATGTGGTTATGGCAAAAGGGACGGATTTCTTTGATGATTTGCTGCAGAAGTACCATACAAAATCTTCACCTAATAAAGCATTGTCCCGGAGGCTGAACTCATGAGTGGAAATGAAACGGCATCGCAAGCGATTGGATTATTTGATGGTATTAATAATGCCGTGTCGATTATGCGTGATGATAAATCTCGGCGCGAAAAAGAGCAGCGTGATAATACGCTTTATGACCAGCAAAAAACCAAGTATACCCAAGGCCAAGAAGATCGGAGTTATGCGCTTGAGAGAAGGGCTGTAAATGATGAAAGAGCGGATACTGGTTACGATCGAGGCGAGGAATTAAGGCTACGTCAAGAAAGGGGCGCTAGTGCAATAAATGGTGCGTTTGTCAGGGGTGATACAACAGAGGCTAATGAATTTCTTAATGAGAATACGCCCGATGGAATTAGTCCGAACTTGGTTATAAAAGATGGCAAGTATTTTGCTGAAATGCCCGACCCTAAAACGGGAAAGGTGACGAGTAAAGAGCTTAGTAAAAAAGATGTTTTCATGACGATTCAGCGTGTAATGAAAAGCGGTTCACAAGTTTTTGACGATTACCAAAAACAGTTTGATACAGATGCTGCGGGTGAAAAGCTAAAGGGTGATCGTAAGCATGATCTTGATAAAATTCGTTTGCAAAATGAAGGTAGAACGAATGCAGCGTTGTTGCGCTCAGGCGCAAAGAGTGCGAGTGCTAAAGGAAAAATACCAGAGTACTCAAAACAATCTGCAAAGTTGGC